GAGATTGGTTGAGAATAAATACCGCAGCCCAACGCGCCGACCCCTCAAGCGTCGTCACCCAACGCTCAGGCGTGACCGAGTGCGCAATACGAGACGCCAGCATCGGCGTCGTGATCGCATTGCCCGACGGTGGAGTGACCTGCAAAGTAAACCTGTCAAACAACTCGAGCCCGAGCGTAGAAGCCCACGACGCGGTAGGCGACAGGACAACCGACACCGGTGACGCCTTGGCGTATACATTCCCGCCCCAGCCGTTCACGATGTTGGCAATGTCAACGGCGTCAGCCAATGAAGCAACCTGTGTTTCGACGTACTGTTCCGCTTCGCCGTAGGTGGTGACACTGCTCGAGTTGGTCTGAATGTAAACACCGCCGCCACTCATTTGGACGTTAGAGACGTTGCGCATTGAGTCGCCGTCGTATTGCAGCTGCACTTCGGTGCCGATGGAGTTGCCCATGAAGCCGACGCCGTTGCCGTATTCGGCCTGCGGGACAATCGACTTGGTCTGGCTGCGGATTTGTGACTGGCTGTACATGGTGACGGTGCCAGCCTTGTTTACAAACAGCGGGGCGTATTCCGACACCGCAACTTTGCCTAGTTCTGAAACGGCCGTAGGGGCGTCGTTTGTGATGTCCAGCACCGATGACGCAGGCGACGCTGGGACGCTCGTTAGGGACGCGCTGAAGGGTGTTTCAGCAATGATGCGGTTGAAGCGGGCGCTGGTGGTTTCGGGAAACACCGCTTTAGACCTGCGGATAATTTCCTGCACTGTGGCTTGAGCAATAAGGCCCGTCCAGACGCACACCTGTTGAAACTGTCCCGTACCCAGGGCAACATTCTCACCGATGATGATGATAATGGCTCCGGCCGTTGCACTCGTTGTCGCACCGATAACACCGTCGACCATTAGGACTAATGCCTTGCTGGTGACGTTGAATGAGAAAGTGACGTGACTTGGTTGCGAACCGTCGTAAGTGTTAGACGATGTATACGTTCGGGTCAAGCCCGCAGCTTGGTCTTGGATAGTGACAACGTATTGCCCTGTGTTTGGATCCCAGCCGATGGCCCATCCGTATGCACCCACTGCACCGCCTGTGGTTGCAGAAGTGGAATCCATAACGGCCCACATTGAGACACTGAAATCGGTATTTGCTGCGGTGGTCGCAAAACCTGACGTGCCTGCACTTGAAACGGCAGCCTGTATCGAGTTACCTGGCAAACCTGGTGCGAGTTCACCGCCGTTGATAGCGGTGGCGGACGCAGTGATGTTCAGTGGAATGGACCCGTAATCCTTGAGTGTGCTAGTGCCTGTGTACGGGGTAACGGGTTCATCGCAGGGGTAGTAGTGGCGTGGCGACTGGCTGAGAATGTAATCGCGTGACCAGTCCGCAGGGAGCGACGACGAGCCAAGCAGCTGCAAAGCGTCAAAGCAGAACAAGGTGACAGTCGAGTCGGTGCCTGCGTCGGTCCACTCGGGTGGCCACCCGGCGATAAAGCCACGGAACACGTCGTAGGTAGTGCTTGCGTGGGTGGCGCGTATACGGATTTGGCGTCGCGGAAGTAAGTTGCCGTAGTACGGTCCTGTCGTGTTGAACGGGTCAAAGCGTCGATCACGATTAGACAGGGTTACCGTTGCAGAACCGTCAGCCTGCAAAGTCCAGTCGTCGGGGATGCCTCGGGAGATGTCCATACCGCGCACATAGGCGGTCACATCAGTCCAAGTGGGCGACACCACATACGGGCCGTCTGTAAACGCAATCTCAACAACAGCGACGGGGTACGGCATTAGCGTCTACCGCTTCGGCGTTGCCACTGGCGCAGAGCAGCGTCGACGTATTGTCCGATGGCTTGGCGGTCACCGACTACGCCCATCATGTTGATTTGCACTTGTGCGTTCTCAGGGTTACGACCCGGCAACCTAAAGCCTGGCAAAGTGGAAAGGGTCGGAGCCTGTGGGACGCCGAAGCCTTGAATTGGGCTACCAGTCAACTGACCAGTAGCGCGGATAAAAGCGTTACCAGTTGCGTAATCAGTAATAGTGGCACCAACGTTGAAGTATTTGCTAAGAGTGTTGAACTTCATGATTAGGTCGTTTAAGGCTCGACCAGCAGCGTTGAGTTGGCCGTTGTTGCCATACAGCAAATTAGTAAGAATGTACTTTAACTCGGCAAAGGCTCCAGCAACGCCGTCCTTACCGAACGCGTCCGCAATCTGGATGCCGTACTCCGCTAGGCGCTTCAGGTACGGCAAAAGTGCAGCACCTAGCGACTCCTTTAATTCGTCAACTGTGATACGGAACCGAGCCATCGTGCCCTCAAAAGTTTCAGCGTTAGCCAAAGCCGACCCGCTAAACCGCTTTTCAAGATCCTTCTGGATGTCGTTGAAAGACATTGCCTTGAGTTGGGCTTTGTCGTAGCCAAGACCAAGACGAGTAATTGCCGTATTAGATCCGTCAAAACTTTTGGACAGGGCTTCAACGATTTGCTTTAGGGGCTTACCGGTCGCCGCAGACACATTGAGCGCCAAATTAAGCAAACGCTGAGCCTTGTCAAAGTCACGAGTCGAGCGAATAATACGGGCATACGCAGGACGCAACTCATCATCGGCCACACCGACAGCGCGCTGGGTCACGTCAATGTAATCCTCAACCGACGCAATCTGGGCATCCGTAGCCTTAGTAGACGCACGAATAGACAGCGCTAACTGCTTCTGGGCTTTCTCATCGTCGGCAGCCATACGAGCAAACCCGACAAGAGCCTGCCCAGCCTGAAACGCAGCTGCACCCAACGCAGCAAAAGCCGCAGCGCCAGCCAAAGCGCCAGCCTTGAGAACGAACTTGACCTTATCGCTAGCGGTCTCAAGTTGCTTGAACGACTTGATGGCTTTTTGGATGCCCTCGCCCGCAAACGTAGTAATGATTGGGATTTTGATAGCCATCAGATTTCTTTCTCGACTTGCTTCATAACCTTGCGGATCAGTTTCTCGGTTTCGGCTAACACGGTTTCGGCGTGGCGCTCATAAGCCTTCCACAAAAAACGACCCGGTGTGCCGTAACGCTGATTCAACGCGCGCACCATCTCTTTACCCTTTTCGGTGGGTACAGGACCACTACCCGACATTTCAATCGCAAGAGCGTCGGCTGCGGTCCACTTGATACCAAACGAAGCAAGGTCAGACACATAAGCGTTGTATTTGCGTGGTTTCTTACCGGACACGAATGGTTTGATAGCCCGGTCAGACTTTGCGTTGTTCCACGGGAAAATTGGTGCCACTCGACGGGCTTTCCACGAGTAAGCCATACCAGACAGCGGTGGCTCCGTAGGTGTGCTAGCGCGAGCCTCCTGCACGACCGTAGACACAATCTGGGCGTAATCCTTAGTTACCTGCCGACGCGCCTTTTTGTCAATGCTGTTGAGAGCACGCAACGCTTCTTTCACTCCGACCATCTCAAGCTGGGTTTCGATTGCGTTAGGCATCTAGCCCTCCTTCATGTCTTCGGCTGCCTTTAGCACTGTCGCCAGTGTGTCTAGGTCAAATGGTATGTCAGGAGGCCAATACCCTGTGCGAAGTAGCAAAGACGCTAGTCCGTAGTTGTATGTGCCTCGGTCGTAGGGTTTACAGGTTCGTTGTCCACCACTTCAATGTTCTCGAGACGCTTCACGTATTCGTCAAAGACGATGGGTACTGAAATGCTGTTTTGTTTACAGCACTCCCACGCCATAAACGCTAGGTCCTCGACTCCGATGCCTTCGCCCAGCTGTGACGCCTTGCGCTTGAACTTGCGTTCCCAAGCCACAATCACGCCAAGGTTGGTCGTGACGGTGTAGTGCTGGTCACGCTCGGTGACTTGCAATGTCAGTTTCATAGTTTCTCCCTATGTGTTGGATCAGGTGATGTCGCGTGCCCAAGTGCCGCCGACCCAGTTTGCGGTCACGGTTGCCATCTCACCCACGGTGGAGTTGATAGGCGTAAACGACGCAAGCATTGCGTTGGTGATTGTGTACTCAGGGTTAGACGCCGACTCGGTCGTGCCCGATGGGCTGATGACGAGTGTGGTGGTACCGAGACCGACCATCGCTGCAAGTGCTGTTTCCACTTCCGACGTGGCACCTGTGCCACCGTACGACAAGAAGAAAGTGATGCTCACGTCAACCGACTGAAGACCCGGTGCGAACTTGTGGCCCGTGTCGCCGAAGGCTGTGATCTCGAGCGAGTCGGAGCCGATGGTGAGTGTGCACTGGTTCGCTTGGTCAGACAAGTCATAGGTGGTGGCACCTTGAGTGATGTTGATGGTCGCGTTGGACAGGAAAGTTGTAGTTGCCATGGTTAGCTCCTTTTTACAGCAATGGCTACGGATAGGTCATACGTCGGTAGGTCTTGCCCGCCGACACTCGCTAGACCGGGTCGTAGATCAGTAACCGCGATGGTGCTGTTCATGATTTGGTCTGCGATTTGCATGAGATAGTCGCCCGCATCTTGGTTGCCCGGGGGTGGGGCCAAGACGCGTAGGCGCAGCTCAATGTCACCCACGTTGTATGTAAACGCGGTGACAGTGGGCAATTCAATAAGAACGGAAAGCGGGCGGGCGTTACGCGGGTCAGTAATCGGCACAAGACCCAAAGCCGTAAGGGCGGTTTTGCAGGCCGTTACAGCGTCATACAGGATGCCCGACGATGACATTACGCAACCTGCGCTCTGCCACAGCCAAGAAGCTGCATGATGCGACCCAACGTGGCCGACGGTGAAGCACCGATAGCCATCGAGTCAAAAGACGCAAACGAGTCTACCGAACCGCGCTCGCGGTAAAGCGTTGCGGCATACATCACGGTTCCGAGTTTGACGTCGGCGCTAGGCACCGTAGTCATCGAGTCGATGTAGCCAGCCTCACGGCGTTTGCGGTAGCACCAAGCGTTGCTGGCGTTTACACAAACACCGACGAACGCTGTGTCGTTAGCAGTGGCAACGTCAATGCCGAGCCATGAAGTGACATCGGCTGCAACAATCCACGACACCGACTGCGTGTAGGTCAAAGTCCCAGACTCGGCCTCGTATGCAACGTCGGCTCCGCTGTTTACATAGATGACTTGGTTTTGGCGTGGGATGTCATAGTCAAAGACCAGATAACCCTCGTCGTCCACGCCGTCTAGGTAAAACGGTTCGGTTGAGATAACTGTGGCTGTGGCGTTGAAACCAGTAAGAGCAACAGCTGCAACCGTGACGGAGTCGCCCGGCTGAACCTCGGCGTCGGTAAGGGTCTGGACAGCCGCGTAGTTGTCTACGCGTCGCACATGCGTGATGGTGCTTACTGCCATCTCAGAGCCTTTCCCGAACTACCCGTGGATCAGACGAGAACGCCCTTGACGAACTTGCTCGAGTCAATCATGAGTGCGGCGAAGTAGCCACGGAACGCAATTGTGCGAGACAAGGTTGAAGGCGAGTCAATGCTGATTGCACCCTTTTGCTGCTCAAACAGTTCGTAACCGGATGCGTCACCGACGATAAATGTGTCGTTTGCAAAGTTGCGGTCTACAACGACCTGAAGGCCAAATGCGTTGCCGTTTGCTTGTCCCGGTGCAAGGTTGCCGAATGCGTTCATTGGGCCCACCTGTGGGAACAACGGACGGTCTGCGGTGTCTGAAAGCGACAACAGGCCTTGCCAGATGGATGGTGCAAGGAACAAGTGGGTTGGCAGGTTGCCGTTTGACGAAGTCAAAATCGTGGAAGCTGCGCCTGCAATCCAACTTGCCCAATAAGACGGATCAGCGTATGACGCGCCAGCAAAGTTGCTCGTCACTGTTGCGCCTGAGGCCAATTGGTCTGCTGCGTAGTTGTCGGTGGCGTTTGCGTAGATACGGCCCATGTCATCAAGCACAACGCTCAAGATTGCTGGGTCCGACCAGTCAATGTCGGCTTCCGAGATGTTTACATAACCACCGAAGATTTGCTTGGTCACTTGGTTGTTAAACACCACGAGTGTGCCACCTGTTGGTGACTGCTCAGCAATGGATGCACCGATGCTGGTGTGTGTGGTCACCTCTGGACGGATAAACACCTTGCCACCTGCGGGCATTGCACGTACACCAACTGCGTCCACAACTGGACGACGGCCGATGAAGTTGTTGTAAACAGGCGACACGATTGGTGTAGGAAGAACACCGGGTGTGTCGGTTGTGACGATGTCTGGTGCACCTGCGCGAATTGCTTCGGACATTGCACGCCACTGGTCGCCACCTGCGACTGCTGCAGCGATGTATTCAACTGCGGTTGGCATTTTTACTTCACGCTTCGCAGCTGCGAAAACGATGGGGGCTGTTGGAACGATTTCAGCCGAAGCCTCAACCGCTGGGGTTTCTTGTGACATGGTTTCCTCCTCAGGAATGTCATTTGGGTTGGGTTCGACAGCGTCTTCCTCTTCAGGTTGAGACGCAGCGATCTCTGTGATCACAGCATCCGCAAAAGCGGGCTGTGCCACAAGACTGATTTCGACAAGGTTGGCCTTAGTAACGACCATGGTGCCGTTCTTGTCATACTTGAACTTGACCGG